CACGCTACAGTATGGCACTGACTGTAGACATCAAACCGGGTCAGGTCGGTAAGGAAGCCAACAAGTTGAAATTAAAAACTGACAGCCAAGGGCATCCACAGATTGCCAATCCAAATGGCCTGTTTGAAAAATTAAGTTTAGAATTAGCCCAATTCAAAAAAAAGAATAAGTTAGCAGAATCAACAGAACAGCTAGACGAAGTTAAAATGAGCCCAACAGCCTTGCAACGCTGGGCCAAGAGTCCAGAAGCTGCTGGCATCCGTGCTGGCTTTGAAGCTGAACTGATCTTCCGTGACACCAACAGCGGCGACGACAGTGAATATGACATGGAACCTGATTACGATGCCGACGAACGTTGTCGTAGCATACAACAAATCCTAGACTTTTTTAACAATGGTGAGTACGGTGGCCTGACATCACGGCAAGAAGCACGCCTACAAGAAGGACTTGACGAACAGTATTATGAGTGGTACGACGAGCAAATGTACAAGGACTTTAGAGAAGAAGCAGAAGACTTGATCCGTAAAGTTATGGTAGACGAAGGCGATTGGGATCTTGACAACGAAATACAAAAACAGTTGGAGTTGTTGAATTTAACTGATGATGAAATGAATGACATTATCAAAGCAGGCGAACGGGCACCCAAGTTTACGTCAAGCAAAGAACAGATCTTGTATGCTGAAGCCAACCCACTCTACGACAAATACCTAGATGCACAGAACGAAGCCGAAGGCTTGTTGGATGATTTAATAGCCGATGAAGTTCGTAAGGAAGGTGCCAACTGGGATGCCGCACTGGATGATTTCCGTGACAATTATCAAATTGATGATGATTCGGGCTTTTTTGATGATGCTGGCCTTCGCTGGATGAGTGATGTGGCCAACAGCTATGACCTAGACTGGCCCTATATGACCGGTGGTGGCAACAACGGCGGTTCACGCAGTTGGGAAGAAATTGGAGATAGTTTACATGCGGCCATAGACATGCCGGTCAAAGTAAGCAGCAACTATCACAGTACTACACGTAAGGAAGGCTTATGGATCGTTGAGCCCGACACAAGTTTACACCCCGACGACAGTGAAGACTTTGGTTTGGAAATTGTAAGTCCACCATTGCCGTTGGAGCAAGCCTTAGAAAAATTACAAGCGGTAACAGACTGGGCTAACAGCTCAGAAGGCAACGCCTACACCAACAGCTCAACAGGTTTACACATGGGTGTTAGTGTACCATTCAAAGGTGGCGATGTTGACTACTTGAAACTGATCTTGTTCTTGGGTGACGAATATGTATTACAATCGTTTGGTCGTGAAGCCAACACCTACACCAAATCAGCCATGAGCAAGTTCCGCGAAAATATTCGAGGTGGCCGCGCAGATCCAATGGGCGCAATCAAATTGATGCAACATGGCCTACTCGAATTGGCTTACAAAGAAATACAAAAAGGTGTAGGCGAAGGCAAGTATACGTCAGCACACATACAAAAAGGCTACATTGAATTCCGCAGTGCCGGTGGTGATTGGTTAGCAGAAGAAAATGCTGACCCTGAAAAATTATCCAGCACCATGTTGCGTTATGCTCGTGCTATGAGTATTGCGGCCAACGCTAGTGAAGAACGCAGAGAGTATGCTAAAAAGTTATACAAGTTGGTAGCCCCCGAAGGTGACAGCCAACTGGCCCTGTTCAGTCAGTATGCCGCAGGTGAACTCACCGCAGAACAACTCAAGAAAAAGTGGGCTGAAAAGACCATTGGCACAGAAAAGAAAATGAATCAGCGTTGGAAACTGTATCAAAAGTTCAACGGCACATGGACCGCGGTACCTGGTGCAGAATGGAATGGTTACACAGAAGATCAAGTTAAAAATGCTGTATGGAGCAAGTATGGTCGCGAAGCTCTTGACTCTGGCGAATATCAACTGGTCAACATGGGCGAGCAAGACTGGGAAGTATATGATGTCAACTCTGGTGCCACTCTTGAAATAGTCAAAGGCAAGAGCAAAGGTGAAGTGGCTGATGCTGTGTTTGACAAGTATGCCAATGCTGGCGTAGGATTCAATGTGCGTCCGTATGTGGATCCAGCCACAATGACACCAAGAGCCAAGTTGGCCAAGCGTATCACAACCAAGAAACCAGAACCAAAACAAGTGGCCAACCAAGCGACCAACGAGCGTGGCATTCCTTACTGGGAAGTGTATGAAATTGAAAACGATCATGTGGTCCATACATTCCTAAGTGACACAGCAGCCGATGCAAAAGTAGATGGAGCAAATTGGTTGGAGAGTATCGGAGCTGAATACCCTGATCTGTTTGCAGTAAGACCCAAGATAAAAACTGCACAGGTTCGGGATGTTGAACCCAATGTTGCTCAGAACTTTGGTCAGCCACAAGACGCTACAAATAGAGTAGGTAGCTGGAGCATATACGATGTTACCTTGGGGCGTGAAATCAGTAGAATGGACAATGTGGCATGGTCGCAGGCCGATGCTCGTGCCAACGAACTAGAACGTAGCACTGGACACAACATGTCAGTAAGAGGGTTATCTGAAGCCGTTGATGCTGTATCTGGTACTGGTGCTATTGCTCGAGCTATTGCCAGTGCAAAACCGCCTTTGCCTGTTCCGGTGCGTAGGAAAGATCCTGCGGTCAAGCTGGATATTAAAAAACAACAGAAAGATCCATACGCTCAAACGTATACAAAACTACCGGTAACTGAAACACTGCCGGCCAAGAATCTCAACCAACTGTACAAGATCAAACAGCAGTTGTCTAATCCTGCATTTAGCACTGCCGAGCCTGCTGAACCTACAGCACCAGAGACACCAAAACCAGCACAGCCCAGGGTACACACAGCATTAGCAGATCTACAACGCCAGCGTGACAAGGTGCAACAGCTTATGAATCTCAAGCAGGAAATAGAACTACTGACAGCCCGTGCTGGTCGTACCCGTTATGGCATCACTCCAGGCCTGGCCGCCGATATTGAAGACATATATCCTAATCCGCAGACTGAAGCTGACATGGATGCGGCCATCCAGGGCTATGAAGTACAGAAGAAAAAGCTGGCGGATTATATTGCCCGTCAACGTCGGGTATTTCCCAAAGAAGATATTGAAGAAAACTTTGCCGACGGCAAGGTCAAGGGCAAAAGTCGTCCAGGTCGTGTAAAACGCTCTGGTGCCAGTTGCAACGGAAGTGTAACAGATCTACGAGCCCGTGCCAAACGTGCAAGTGGAGAAAAAGCCAAGATGTATCATTGGTGTGCCAACATGAAGTCAGGAAAGAAAAAATGAAAGCTAATGAATTTGTCACCGAAGATTCAGCCAAGTCATGTCCGCCAGCCACGCAGGACATTACACTGAATCTCAAAAATCGTCAAAAAGCCATTGACGACTACGGCTATGGCCCACTAAATCCAGACCTGCCCAACGAAAAATTCTGGCAGGCCAAGGTTGATGAATGGAATCTAGATTCAGTGGATGAAGCCAAATCTAGCCTGTGCGGCAACTGTGCGGCCTTTGATCAACGTAAAGACACACTGGCGTGTATAGCACAGGGCATTGGATCAGATGCCGGTGCCGAAGATCCCACTATCGAAGCTGGTGATCTTGGCTACTGCCGTTTCCTCAAATTTAAATGTGCCAGTCGTAGAACCTGTGATGCTTGGGTAACAGGTGGTCCGCTGGTTGACAAAGAACCTGTGGATGAAAACTTACACGATTGGTTTGGCAAAGAAAAATGGGTGCGTATGGACACCAAGGGCAATATCAAAGGTCCCTGTGCTAGAGGTAGTTCTAGTGAAGGCAAACCCAAGTGCTTGCCACAGGCCAAAGCACATGCTCTTGGCAAGGCGGGCCGTGCAAGCGCCGCACAGAAAAAACGCAGAGAAGATCCTGATCCCGAGCGTCGTGGTGCCGCAAAAAATGTGGCCACCAAGGTCAAAGAAGATGAGCTAGATGAAGCTTGCTGGAAAGGCTATCACAAAGAAGGCATGAAGACCATGTTTGGCAAACGCTATCCTAACTGTGTAAAGAACAAGAACGAAAGTTTGGAAGTATATGTTGACCGTGGTGAATGTCCAGGCTGTGGTGGTGCCATGGTTGCCGAAGACCAAATTGCAGAAAAACAAGATGCTTGTTACCACAAGGTAAAAAGCCGTTACAAGGTATGGCCCAGTGCTTATGCGTCAGGAGCCTTGGTTCAGTGCCGTAAAAAAGGTGCCGCCAACTGGGGCAACAAAAGTGAATCCACAGAACAAGAGCTAGACGAAAAGTGGAGCCAAAAATACAAGAGCAGTATTAACTGCTCTAACCCTAAAGGGTTTAGTCAAAAGGCACACTGTGCCGGTCGCAACAAAAATGAAAGTCAGGAGAATATGATGGATGAATTAGATAGAATTTTAGAACTCAGCACAGGCATGAGTACGGAAGCACGAGCAGAATTAGCAGAAGAGTTTGATCTCATTGAGTCAAACATCAATCGGCTTGCTGAACGCAATGGTGTAGATGCTGAAGCAATCTGGGAAGATTTAGAGACATTAACAGATGATGAACTTTATGTTTTTGCTGCTACAATGCCAATTATGGAAAGTCAAGGTGTAGCAGAAGACTGGCAAAAAGCCAACAAAAAGGATCGTACAGCGGGCATGAGTCAGAAAGCTGTCAATGCTTATCGTAGAGAGAATCCAGGTTCAAAATTAAAGACTGCTGTGACTACCAAGCCTAGTAAGTTAAAGAAAGGTAGCAAAGCTAGCAAGCGTAGAAAGAGCTATTGCTCACGTAGTCGTGGACAAATGAAGATGCACAACATCAGCTGTGCCAAGACTCCAGACAAAGCTATCTGCAAGGCACGCCGCCGTTGGAACTGTGAATGAGATTTGCGGAATTTGTTGCTGAGCTCAACTATCCTGACGAATTAAATGTAAGTGATGCCTTACAGCAATACTTTACCCGTCGCGGCTATCAAGTTGCTGGCGAAGGCCGTGATCAAATAGCATTTCAAAGTCCACGCGGCACTGTGGTCAAAGTGCTGGGTATTGGTGACACTGATCGTGAAGATGTGGTCAAACGCTATGTCAAGTTCTTCGTGGCAAATCAACGCAATCCTTACTACCCACGCATATACAACACTGGTGAATTTCCAGTGGGCAATGAAACTTACTTTGTGTATGAACAGGAATACTTGACCTACATATCCGACGAAGAAGAAGTGTTAGAATACATAGAAGATTTGATGTCGGCACTGCCGCGTGGAGAACAAGCATTACACGCATTCCAACAAAATCGACCCATGCCCAAGTCGTTGGATCCAGGCGAAGTTGACGGACTTGTTGTGGCCACACAAGATCTTGAAGATGCCATAGGTGGAGCCGCACCGCTAGATTTGAGCATGATTGAAAATATACGCCGTCGCGCCAATGGACACCTAGTTATTATGGATCCTTACAGCCTATGAGATTAAGAGAATTTGCACCCAGCCCCGATCGTGACAACAACGATGACGTTCCAGATCCTATCTTTGTGCTGGCTAATCGTTGGTGGAATGCCACGGACCGGCAACCGCAAATTGAACATGTGCTAAACAGCCTGGGTTGGAGCATACAGCAAGTTGAAAGTGAAGATGATGCTGTGCAACTGCAACATCGTGATGGCACCACACATTTTATTAGTGCTGATGACTTTGATCCTGATCTGTTTGAAGCTATTGAAACAGTGCGAGCACATCGCGGTGGTTTAGATTTAGAAGCAAGATCAGATGAAAAAGGCATCAGCATATATGCCCATGATGCAGGCGGTAGACAAATAGCCTTTGCACATTTTGATCGTACAGGGCAAACCATAACAGGGTTTGATACATCAGTTCGTCCTGAAGCTCGAGGTCAAGGCATTGCCGCAGTCATGTATGATTGGGCCAAAGAGTTAGGCCATCGAGTGGTACGCAGTAAAGATTTGACAGATGCTGGACGATACTTTTGGCAAAAGAATCGCGGACAAAAACGTGTATGGGAAGACCATGTAAACGAAATAAGTGATGAGCTACGTCGTAACTATCTTGACCGTGCTGGCAAGGTTGTTGACCGCCGTATGGATCACATGGCTCGTGTGCGTGACCGTCTTAACAAAGGTTATGAAATTTACCATGCTGATCGTCCTGCAGGATCCGCACAGATAGTAGATCGTTTTGAAGCCGATACTCCTGCACTAGCACGACAGTATTATGAACGGTTTATCACTCGTTATAATTCAGACGTAGACTTTGATTTGAGACTGCGTAGGGCTACCGGCATAATGGAAATAGCTCGAATTCCACAAGGTGACTTTGGCGATAAAGACACACTTGCACCCATGACAACCCGTCCTAAAACTCGACCCTTACCGGGTGGCAGTCGATTCTCTTATGCTGTAAATCGAAAAAATCCCGAGTTTATGGAAATTATGATCTTTGACGGTGATGCCTTGGTGGCTGAAATGGATGTAGGAGCCACACTAGACCCACTTAAAACCTGGCGTGTAGAAACTGTAGCTACCGATCCAGACTATCGCGGTCAAGGCCTAGGCAAGGCCCTGTACGGCCTGGCGCTTACTGTGCTCAAACTTACACTTGAAACCGGCGCAACACAGACAAAACACGGACAGGCCATGTGGCTCATGTTGAATAGTATACCCGGGGTAGAAGTCATGGGCTATGCCATGGCGCCCACCAAAGAATATCGTGCTAGACCCGGTGATACGGTTGTAGATCAAAATGACCGTTGGACTCGTTATACATTCCCTGTAGAGCCCGGGCGGCGTAGTATGCGTAGCACCAGACGTGGCACTGGCATTTATAGTAGCCAGTATGTCAGCATGATAGCCAAGTGGACCGGATCGTGAGAGCCCAAGATCTCTATCCCAAGTACAGACTGTGGGCCGCCACTTTGCGTATTGAACAGCCTGACTACACCGAATATGTAGACGCTACAGTTACAGCCGCTGATCTGACACAGGCTCGCAGACTGATGAAAGCTCAGTACGGCATCACAGACCACAGCATCAGCAACATCAGAGAAGTCAAATAAAACCCAGCTAAATACAGCATGGCCAAACAGAGCGTGCAAATCATAGCTGACGTACATTGCAAGTGGGAAGGGTTAAATCCCATTTATCGCTTGTATGTCAATGACGAACTGTTTACAGAGCGCACCTGGGTCTGGGACAATTTTTATCTAGAAGAAACTGTGCCTATAGAAGCCGAACCAGGAGACTATTATCTTAGATGGGAATTAGTACCACCGCATTTGGCACACCTAGAAATAACCAACATGCGTGCAGGCCATGGAAATGTCACAGTAATGCCTGGCAACATTGTAAGGATAAACAATGAGACTGTATGAGTTTGTTACGCTAACAGAAGAGGGCAGTGCCTGCGCCACTGTATCCGGCAGTATTGCGCCGGTTGAAATGGGCTTAGGCCCAGTCATTCGAAGAAATGGCGGAAGCATGTTTACAGGTAAATACTCTAATAGCGCGGATCCGTATCCGAATACTCCCGCCTATATGAAAAAAGGAAAAAAAGCTCGTGCTAAGTGATTTATTAAAAACCTATTTGGCAAGTACATTTGCTTATTACTTGAAGGCACACTACTTCCATTGGAATGTAGAAGGGCCGGATTTTGGCGAATTGCATGAGTTTTTCAGCAACATCTACGAAGATGCATATTCGGCTGTAGATCCCATTGCTGAATACATCCGTACCACAGAAGAATACGCACCCGGAAGCCTGAGTCGCTTCCAAGAATTAAGTCAAATACAGGACCAGACCAAGGTTCCTCGTGCCCGATTAATGTTACAAGAATTACTCGCAGATACACAGACCATGATTGACATGAGCAAGCAGGTATTTGATGTTGCTACTGGCGACGGTCGTGAAGACATTGCAAATTTTGCCGCAGAACGCCAGAGTAGTCATGGCAAATATTCATGGCAATTAAAGAGTTATTTGAAAGACGCAAGGGCATGATCAATGGCACCGGATCATAACGACATCTATAGTATAGTAGATCGACTCCGTGTTCTTGAAGAAGGCTTGGATAAAAACCAACGAAGTGTCAATCAGCTGAGTGCTACCTTTAAACCTAAAACAGTAGCGGTGCTCACTGCCAAAAAAGATCCCAAAAATCCAATGGCCGGCAAGTTAGTTGGCGGTTGTGAAGAGTCTGAAGAAAAGGAAATGGCCGAAGATATCTTGGACAAGGTACAAAAATCATTTACTGACTTTATCAAAACTGTAAAAGATGAAATCGAAGATAGCGACATCAAAGAAAAATCTACCGATGATGATGACATCAAAGAGAAAAAACGTGATGATCGTGACTTGATTGCTAAAGAAAGCGTGCCAGTTAAAACTTTTGAAATGGCACCAGGCCGTGTGTGTGAGATACACGGCAACGACAAAGATGGATTTGAAATACGTCATGCCGGTCGTGCCATGCCCACCCGGTTCAAACAATTAGATCATGCGGAAACTGCCTTGCAAATGTTCCGTGCTCGTCGTCCTCGTCCAGAGGCTCCTGACCAAGATTATGTAGAAGAAAGATAATATGCTAACCTTAGATTTATTTAACACCCGCCATGAACAAGAACTGCACGAAGGTGCAGTGGACAACACAATCGCTAGATTGATTGAACCCTTGAGCCAACGAGCCGCTGATGTGCGTACACAGTTGCGTAATGGAAATCTCAGTCCAGCTGAAATAAAGGCTCTTGAAGCTGAATACGAAGATCTGGTTGCCAAGCGTCTAGACATTATTCATGGTCGCAGTCCTGCACCACAAGACGAGTGCATGGGGTATGGCAGTCTAGGTGAAGCAGGTCTTCCGGATGTTGCTAATAAAGCCAACAAGATGGCTAGATTAAATCAGCCTGGCAAGGCAGGCACAGATGTGGTAACTCCACAACAGCGTGTGAATCCTAACCCCAACAAGGGCATTGTAGGTCACGCCAAAGATTGGCTGACTGGTAAAGGTGGTCCTGGCAAAGAAGGCCCAACTTACGAAAGCGAACTAGACGAGGAAGGTAATTACGATATCCCTCCAAAATATTTGTACGTAATTGATCAAATTAAAAAAGGATTTGATGAAGGTAAACCTGGTATTGATGTTACACTGCCTAACAACGAAACTGTGACTCTGACACGCACCACCATGTTCAATATTTTGGCAAGTCTGGGCAAAATGAGTCGTAAACAGATCAAACGACTGGTAGTTCGTTTTTTCAACGACAAGCACAGCCTGTTGACCTTGTTAAATAGTCCTTATATCAAACGTTATCAAACTCCGCCAGTACCAAAACCAGTTCCGCCACACCCAGGCCAAGGTAGTTTAGGATTAGATGATCCTAACAAGATTGCCGAAGCTCAAAAAAAAAATTCTAAAGAAGCGGATCTAACAGGCACTACAGCTGGCGATCCTATAGTGGCTCGCGAGTTGCGAAAGATACGTGGACGTCAACCATCTGCTAGATCTGATGTCGAAGCTTTGATGCGTGACGAAATGGATCGATCAGCTCGTACAGAACAACAACTTGCACAGCAAGAAGCCGAAATTGATCGTCAACAGCAACAGTTGACACAGTTGACTCAAGCCAATCAGACTCAAAGCTCTGATATCACTGCACAAGGTCGCGAAATTGACAACTTGACCAGAGATTTACAACAGGCTCGGGCTGATCTACAGGCAGTCAAGTCTACACCAGCAATCAAGGCAGAACCAGCGGCTACGGCTAAAACAGAACCCACCGCAGTTGAACCTGAGTATATGCCACCTCCTGTACCAACCGATGCCAAGGATGATGCAAAAGTACAGCAACAGATACAGGATCTCAGCAAACAGTTGACCATGGCCACCCTGCAAATGAAGGAGCCTGGAGTTAGTCGGGCCGATCATAACAAGCTACAGCAAGCTGTAGATACTCTGCAGAAGCAGATTGAAAAACTCAGCAAGCGCAAAACCAATTATCGTCCAACTGGTAAGAAGTCTAATCAGTTGCCGGGACAAAAACAGGCTGCGACCAAGAACGCTGGCACTGCTAAACAAGTGAGAGCCAACCCAGCACAGTTAGGTATAGCCACAGGTGTTGATCTTAATCCCTTGGCACAGCTCAACAAGAAAAATAAGTTTTCAAATAAGAAAAAAACAGAACCAGCAGTACAAACAATCGGTGGCGACGAAAATGATTGGTTTGCACCCTTGAGCGGATATAGTCAAGCAGCACAGCCATTACGTACAAACGAAGGTGCTATGAGTGAGCTGGATATTGAGCGTCAAGATCTAGAGCGCATGACTGATCAGCAGTTCCTTAAGAACTATGGCATCAGCAAGGAGTTTTGGAAATACAAAAATCAAGCTGTCCTGAAAAAACCAGCTCGTAGACCCATGAGTGCCCAACTGGCTCGTAGTCCAGTGGGCAAGAAGATGAATGCCATGTACGGTTCAGCCTGTCCCGGCTGTGGTCGTTCAACCAATCCAGATCGTTGCATCTGCGAAAGCACTCAACGCCTACATGCCGGAGATCCTATTATAGTCACAGCACCCAACGAGTTTGAAGGCGCCACAGGTGAGATTTATGAACTCAGTCCAAGCGGTAAGTTTGTTGTTGTCGACTTGTACAATCACGGAAAACATAGCATGCACATATCAGATATAGAGTACAACAAATATGCCGATCAAGATGATTGGTACGACGATGCTGACGAATTTGGCAAGCCAGGCAGTGAATTTTTTTCCGAAGCTGGCAATCCAAAATTGGCCGCTATTGTTAAAAATATCCAGGCACGAGTTCCTGCGGCTGCTGTCAAACGTCCTGAAATCATGCAACGAGTTGCACAAATGGTTGCTCAAGCTGACCCTACAGTGCCGGATGCCATGGCCACAGCACAGCAGTTAGTTCAGCAGTATGGACAAGGTGCTCCTGCTCCTGCACAAACAAATGTAAACGATATCAAAGCACAAGCTCGCAGTGGCAATGCAATGGCACAACTACCAAAAACAAGTGCTGGTACACCAACATATGCTCAACAACATTCAACATTTGAAGGATTCCAAGACTTTAACAAGGTCGAGCCATATGCTGTTTGCCTGGCTGGTAAGCCTGTTAAGAAGTTTGATTACTATGAACAGGCTCGTCGCTTCCACGACAACTGGAAGAAAAAGTTATACCGTGAAGGCAATAAAGAAAAAGCAGATAAGATTACATTGATGCCGTTAAATCTGGATGAGGATGTTAAAACAATCAAAGGAGCTCATGGTCGATTAGATGTAGACACTAATACTCCTGGAGTTACAAAAGTTAGACAAAAAGATCGCTTAGGTGCAAAAACTTTTACCAAAGATCCTTACAGAGTAGGTGGTAGTAGGATAGGGCAGAAATCGCCAGACACTTCACGTGGAAGTTCATTAAACAGTACAGGTGCCTATAATAGAAATCCCAGTGGCAGAACTTTTCCCAGATTAGATCACAGTGATGATAGCAATCAATTAGCTCACTATTCCGCTGAAGCTGCCAATGCCGCACAGCAGGCCGCTATTGCTATCGCTATGAAGAAGGCTGGTAAAAAGCCCAAGAATGAAAGTGATGATTATGATGATGGCGATTGGACAGATGATCCTGAGCAACACGTGGTGGTTAAAGCTCAACAACCGACACGCTATCCTGAGGCAGTGTTACGGGCCATTGAACGTAATCCGGCCATGCGTGCTGACATCATCGCCGACTACAAGCGCAAGCAAGGTGTAGCAGAAACAGCACTTAATCCTCGAGATCCTGCAGGTGACTATGCGGCCAAACGCAAAGCCTTACAAGATTTGGGAATGAACAAAGCGGTTGATCAAGCGGCTGTTCTACAGCGCAGACTAGATTTGGATCGTGAAGCCCGAGCCAAAGGTGTAGCGGAAGCCGAAACTGATTATTCTAAGCGTCGACAACGTGAGCGTGATGTTGATGCTGGTCGCCCAGTGAAACCCCTGCCTAAGAATCCGCAGACTGACTATGCTCGCAAACGTGCCAAGGAACGTCGTGACCTAGAACAATTTGGCGAAGGTTCTGATTTAATCAACATGTCAGATTTACAGTTTTATAAAGAATTATTGGGTGTTATGGTAATACCTGTTGCGGCATTTGGTGCCATGGCCTGGAATAAAGCTATGAATGCTATTAAATTATATCGTGCAGAGGATGTAGTTACAGCCCTACAGAAAAAAGGTGTCACTGTTGATCGTAGTACACTTGAACAAATTAAACCACTGTTACTAAAACTTGAACAGGCTATTGATGTTGACAAAGATGGTGATGTGGCCAAAGAGTTAGCCAAGCGTATTCAACAAACAGTAACCTGGGGAAAATTAAAACAAGCTAATCCAAGAACTGATGCCAAGACGAAAAACACAGAACTTGGTGAAGAGTTCGAGATGCCCGGTACTACTATTCCACAGAAAAGTGTGATCCGTGGCTATGTGGTCTACTACAATCCAAAGACCAAAATAGTCAGTATCACACGACGTGGCGACAGTGAAGAAGCTGCTATTGAGCAGGCTCGATTGGGTAAACCTGGTATGCAGTCCTTTGAGACAACAGTTTCCAAATTGATCAATCGACTTGAACAGGACCTGGTTGAAAGCGAAGAAGGCTCTGCCAGTGATGCAGTGGAGCAGGCTATCCTACGCAGAATCATGGTAGCACACACAGATCTACTCAAACAATTTGGTCCTGAAAAAGTCATGCAGGCCGCAGAAGAAGTGGCCTACAATGTGGGTGATGTAGACGAAATTGGTACCAGTGATGTCAGTGCTTATGTTAACCAGGTTCGACAGATTTTAGGTGCCGAATGAGAGCCACAGATTTTCAAATACGCAACCATGACAAACTAGATTCAATTTTGGTGCGTCTCTGCGAAATGGTTGTTGAAGGTCAAAAGAAAAACATGAATCTAGGCGTGGTTGCAGCCGCTGTGTTGGATCCAGACAACAACTGTGTTGTAGGCGTCAACTATCCCTCCAAGGATGGTCGTCGTGTACACGGTGAGCGTGCGGCAATTGATAGTTATCATGCCAGGTTTGGTGAGATTCCTGCGGGTAGTATCATCATTACTACCTGTAGTCCATGCACACAACCCATGGACGAGCGTGAAGGCATCAACTGTAGTGACCTAATTGACGAAGTTGGTGTGCATAAAGTTTATGCTGGTTATCAAGACCCTAGCCAAGAACAGATACGCAAAAAGTATCACATAGAAATTACACGCAATCCCAAGATACGCGAGTTGTGTAAACAATTTGCAGCTACCTTTCTTGATCAGGAACTAAACGAACTCTCATTCCTAGGAAGCCCGTGTACCAAGGACTGTTCAGGTCATCGTGCTGGTTACGCCTGGAGTCAAAGCAAAGGTGGACGGGTAGCGCAGAGTCCTTTCAGCCCCAGCTTCAACAAAGGCAGTCAACTACATGTGGATGGCAAATGAGCAATTATCCTTATCCAGTATATCCAGAACAATCAGGTGAAGAGGACCGGCCCATCCTGCCTTACGCACCTGTTTAAGAACACACCTTAGGACCGCTAGGGTTATGTGTCGGCGGCTGCTGCCGGGTTATAAATAGAATCGCTACCTATTTAGACCAAAGTGAGCATCAATGCATCCTTACATTCCTGTAGCAGTTACAGGCCCTATACAAGACGTTAAAATTACTGATGAGATTCTGCATTGGTGGCCCTGGATTGCTGACATAAAAAACAAAAGAGTTTATCTAATGCTGTGTGCTCAGTGGAAGTGGGACGGTGGTTATCCAGATACGCCGCCGCCAGGTTATGACTACTACATCACGCACGGTGACAGTTACATGTTTGGATTTCCTGAACATATTGCTTCCAAGGTAGATGGACGGATTATACACCTGACCGGTAGTATCATACCAGATAGCCTAGATACCGATCGCATACAGTATGTGAGTTACAATAACATACACCAACGCATCATGGGTATACCCAGGACCAGACCTTGGGTCAAGGATATACAATACAAGGCCAGTGCCTTGAACAATCGTGTGACCCAAAGCAAGGCCATTGTCTTTGCAGCATTAAAACAATACCTTGGCGACGATTGTGTAACTGCCTTGCACCACAACCTATATCGACCCAAAGACATACACAGTTGGGATTCCACTGGCAATGCTGTGTGTGATTACTTTTCTGAACAGTTTCAAACCACATGGAATCATCAAAAATTACAACTGCCCAAGGACGACGGCATTGAAGGCAGTTACAACAACACTGCCTATTGTCAAGCGGCACTGAACTTTACACAAGAAAGCTATCACTACAGCTTTACACAACACAATGGACGTGCTATATGTCGTCCAGGTCCGTTTATCACAGAAAAAACTTGGAAATGTTTATTAAGCGGTACAGCATTTATATCTGTTGGTCAGGCCTATGTGTATCGCTGGTTGCGTAGTCTAGGCCTACAGTTTGATTATGGGGCGTTAGATCTTGCATTTGATGAAGATGTGGGCGACTTGACACGTTTAGAAAAAATTGTTGCTGTAATAAAATCTCTACAGGAATGGTCGGCCGACGACCTTTATGAAATGACTAGAGCCAGTACGGAATACAATCAAGAGTATGTAGATTCTAACGCCTTCCGTATGACCTGTGAGCGCACAAATGAATCAGTACACCACATGTTGGCCAATTTATGATTATTGGCAACAACAAACCTATCCGTATCATTGGCTACGCCCAGTCATCTATGACTCAAGAGTATGTGAATGAGATCAGTAAAACTCACACTGTACAAGTGGTCGAACCGCCTAACTTTGTAGCCGACACTGACTATCAGTATATTGTTGCTGTAACTTTGGATTTGGCAGAACGTAAACGCATGATTGATCTACTAGATCAAAACAACTTGGATCTGGTCACGGTCATACATGATACCAGTTTGATAGGATCCAACCCACCAGCTCAAATTGGTGCTGGAACTTTTGTATTTCCATTTACTATTGTGGCGTTGGGTTCTGAAATTGGTCCACACAGCGTGATAGGCCCGTACAACCTAATTGGACACTACAGCCGGGTAGGGCGCAACTGTATTACTAGACCTGGAGTTATCATATCTGACAAGTCCACGGTGGGCGACGATTGTGTATTCAACATCAAGGCCACTGTGACCAACAAGGTCAAGATTGTGGATAATGTAGAAGTCATGGGTCTAACTAATGTGGTTAAAGATATTGATCAAGCTGGGCGCTATGTTGGCTCCAGTGCTAGACGTATCAGCGATTCTTAAATACTGAGAATTCAGTCAATGGCTTGTAGTCTTGCCAGGTCCATGTTTTATCTGGTGTGACCATGGATAACTCATCAAACAACAAGATACCACGTGCAGCATCCTCGGGTGTCATGTAATAGTGATAACCAATTTCTTCAATGTCATCATCGATCCATAAGGTAGCACGATCACGACCGTCACGTACCATACGTTGCAGTCTTGCATAATGATCGGCATCGTCAGTTAGAATCATGCCGCCGCGACCAATGGCAATGTGTTTTTTAAATTGAAAGCTGAGAGTCAGCAAGGTGCCGGGCTGATAGGAATTGGCACGCCATAATCTAGCACCATCCACAATAGGCCAAGGATTTAATCTATATTGTTCCGACCAAGCACTGTCTACAAATCTCCAGGCCTGCCCTATCTTGTCCAACATCATTGGCACACTCATATAAGTGTGCAAGGGTACCTTTAAACTTTGCTTTTTATGATTGTGTAGTTGACAACACAGTTCTAAAGCATGAGTACACGAGTCAGTGGCAACAGCGTAAGGTGCGCCAAAGAATTCTGCAATTTTCTTTTCAAATAGGTCTACCACTTGCCACGGATAGTCAAATGCATATCCGGCTTGCCGAAGTAGATCTAATTCTGTGCGAGTCACAGGCATGATGCTAGATCCTGTATAATTTCTTGGCAACTACGTAATTCAGTCACGTGATCAATTCCGTGACCAAGATACACATGACCAGTTTCACGTCCACGTAGGCCACGCAGTAGACCCATAGTACCGTTAGCATCGTCTGGACCTGTATAGGGTTCAAATTGTAAGGTTGTTTGTTTGCGGTCGACATTGCCCACTGTGTGTGCGAACTGTGTTAGGTCCGTGCTGTGTGCCTGTATTGCGGCCAGTTTAGTTTCTGTGGACATTGGGCTTTCTACACTTAGAGCCAACACAGTTCCAACCGCAACTATTTCTGCACCCAAATCCATGTACTCTCGAACTTGTTCAGCAGATCCTATGCCACCATATGGGATCAATATGGCACCAGGTGTTAGATATCGCTGACGTAAAAACACTTCTCTAATGGGTGTATAGGAGGTAAAGCCGGCGCTTTCAACACCTTTGATACAAAATCCATCCAGTAGATGTAGATCCATTGTGGCCTGGTCAACTGGATCATAGATACGTTTAAAAACTTTGGTACCAAGTGCTTTGATCGGTGTCAACAACTCAATCACGTCCTCAGTTAGTTCTGTTTCTGTTCTGGTTGGTCTGAATGTATTTTTGTCACCGTAGACGATTTCTATGGTAGGAATAGCATGCGATCGAACAATTTGGTAAACTGTATCCGAATCATATTCGTGCAATTCAAAACTGATGTGTATGCGATTGGATCCGGTAATTGCCACAAATCGATCTAGATCGCGTTGTAGCAGTTCGTGTTTACCGTTATAGGTCCAAGAGCACAGGCTAGGGTAGCCACCTGCATGATATACCGCTAACGCCAATTCCAGGGTAGAACCTTTGTTCATACAGGCTTCTAGGATAGGATAAGGGCTTTGAAATATTGTTGACATGTCTTGGAAAATGTTATATAATCAATACTTATTATGGGTTGGTTGAGTCAAATTAAAATGTTGACTTTACCAAAAAATCCTGTATAATACATATTCAAAGGAGATTTACATGTCTAACAGAACTTTTAACACAGCCGAGCAGGCCAAATTGACTCAGGTCATCAACGAAGGTATGCAAGTTACCTTGGAAATCGAAACACTCACAGGTGGGCTTAATGACACCATTAAGGCCATTGCCGAAGAACTAGATATCAAACCCAACATTCTCAAGAAAGCCATCAAGTTGGCACACAAGAGTGAATTTGGTCGCGAACAACAGGATCATGAGTTGTTGGAAACAATTTTGACCACTGTAGGCAAAACATTATAAGTACTGTTTTAACAACAGCGAGTCGTTCACGTTACGAACATGAATCAAGGTCAGTGGGCCATAAGCCACAGGAGAAAAATGTATATTGATGCCTTATTTGATCGTGAACACGATCGCATACATGTAGTTGAGCGCAGAGATGGCGAGCGGAAGTACTGCGAGTATCCGGCCAACTACATTTTTTATTACGAAGATGCTAGAGGCAAGTTCCAAAGTATTTTTGGCACGCCTGTCAGTAGATTCTCAAGTCGTAACAACAAAGAATTCCGCAAGGAACTCAGGATGCAGTCCAGCAAGCGACTGTTTGAAAGCGACATCAATCCAGTATTCCGTTGTTTAGAGGACAACTACAAAGGTCAAGATGCGCCTCGACTAAACGTGGCATTCTTTGACATTGAGGTTGACTTTGACCCTGAACGTGGATTCAGCAAGCCAGAAGATCCGTTTAACCCTATCACAGCCATTTCGGTCTATCTGCAATGGTTAGAACAGTTGGTTACTCTGGTTGTGCCGCCCAAGCACATGAGTGCCGAAACAGCACAGGAAATTGCCAGCGAGTTTGAAAATACCATTATCTTTACTGACGAAGGGGAAATGTTAAAAACATTCCTAGACTTGATTGAAGATGCGGACGCCATATCAGGTTGGAACAGTGAGGGTTATGATATACCTTACACAGTTAATCGTGTTACTAGAGTTCTCAGCAAAGACGACACCCGCAGATTCTGTTTATGGAATCAATATCCCAAAGGCCGTACCTTTGAACGCTTTGGTGCCGAAAGTCAGACCTATGACCTGATTGGGCGTGTACATATGGACTATATGCAACTGTATCGCAAATACACATATGAAGAACGTCACAGCTATAGTTTGGATGCTATCGCCGAATACGAGTTGCAGGAAAGCAAAACCGTGTTTGAAGGCACCCTGGATCAGTTATATAATCAAAACTTTAAAACGTTTATTGAGTACAATCGTCAAGACACAATGATTCTGGCCAAACTGGACAAGAAACTAAAGTTCTTGGACCTTGCCAATACCTTGGCGCATGAGAACACTGTTCTACTACAAACCACTATGGGTGCTGTAGCTGTGACTGAACAGGCCATTATCAATGAAGCACACGAACGTGGTATGGTTGTGCCCAATCGTAAAGAACGTTACAGTGATGAAGATACACAGGCCGCTGGTGCCTATGTTGCTTATCCACGCAAGGGCATACATGAATATGTTGGAAGCATAGACATCAACAGTCTGTATCCGTCGGCAATTCGTGCCTTGAATATGGGTCCAGAAACTATTGTAGGACAACTACGTCCCATCATGACTGACCGCTACATTGGCGATAAGATGCGAGCAGGCAGTAGTTTTGCTGCCGCTTGGGAAGGCCTGTTTGGCAGTCTTGAGTACACCGCGGTGATGGAAATGCAAACCGGCACAGAGATCACAGTGGACTGGCAAGACGGTGAAGAGTCAGTACACAGTGCGGCCGAAGTATGGAAGATTGTATTTGATAGCAATCAACCCTGGATGATCACAGCCAACGGCACGATCTTTACCTACGAAAAAGAAGCTGTTATTCCTGGATTGCTTAAACGCTGGTATGCCGAGCGTAAAGAGATGCAGGCCAAATTGAAAGAATGTAAAAATGCAGAAGATGAAGAATACTGGGACAAGCGTCAGCTTGTTAAAAAGATTAACCTCAACAGTCTCTATGGTGCTATTCTTAATCCTGGTTGCCGTTTCTTTGATAAGCGTATTGGTCAGTCCACAACTCTTACTGGTCGTGCCATTGCCCGGCACATGGATGCTTATGTAAACGAATGTATCACAGGCAAGTATGACCACGTGGGCGAAGCTATTATCTATGGTGATACTGATTCTTGTTACTTTACTGCTTATCCTGTGCTACAAAAAGAAATAGAAGCCGGCAACATGACCTGGAGTCGCGAAACTGCTGTTCAGTTGTATAACAGTATTGCTGATCAGGTCAATGACAGCTTTCCGGGCTTTATGGAAACTGCATTCCATGTGCCACGCGAAATGGGTGATGTGATCCGAGGTGGTCGTGAGATTGTGGCCAGCAAAGGCTTGTTTATTACCAAGAAGCGTTATGCTGTCATGTATTACGACAAAGAGAACAAACGTGTGGACACACACGGAAGTCCTGGTAAAGTAAAAGCCATGGGTCTTGATCTTAAACGCAGTGATACTCCTAAAGTTATCCAAGAGTTCTTAAGCGAGATTCTCAATGATGTGTTGATTGGTGCTACACGTGAACAGATCATTGAAAAGATTCGTGAGTTCAAATACATTTTTAAAGAACGTCCGGGTTGGGAGAAAGGTAGTCCCAAGCGTGTCAACAACTTGACCAAGTATGCCAAAGAAGAAGAGCGCCTAGGCAAAGCCAACATGCCTGGACATGTGCGTGCAGCCATCAACTGGAATAATCTACGCAGGATGAATTCAGACAAATATTCCATGCAGATCGTAGACGGTATGAAAACTATTGTGTGTAAACTAAAACAAAATCCATTAGGGTGGACCAGCATTGGATATCCCACCGATGAGATACACCTGCCACAATGGTTCAAAGACTTGCCGTTTGATGATTCGGAAATGGAAGCCACTGTGGTAGATCAAAAATTGGACAACCTGTTGGGTGTGTTAGATTGGGATCTAGCAAGTGCTACCAATACAGAAAATACCTTCCAGACTTTGTTCGAGTGGTAACATGAAACTGAGCAAACTTGTACACTATCTCAATCAGTTGGAAAGATTTTCAATTGAACCAGTTGATCTGCTGGCTCAAACCAGTCTTGACGATATAGTACACGTGGTGCAAAGTCACCAATTTCAACTTGAAACAGTTTCTGATACTATTGGTCTACGTCGAGACACTGTCATGCAGGCAATACAGAATTTTGAAGATTATGTGAACGACTTGAAAAAAACAGTAAGAGACAAAATCACTGAGCTGGAACCGGCATTATTTCAACAAAGTTATCAATGGTACGAAGAACAAAACAATATGTTGCGTGGCTTCAACAATCAAGCAGATACCTATCGTGACGACTACGGCATTGTTCGCCGTGGTAAAGATAAAAATGTTGAGGCCATGCGTGATACCATGTTAGCTGACATGTTGAAACGTTTGCCTAAAATTAGTGCAGAAGCACAGGAGTTACAAACTGCCCGTGTACGACGCACTGCAGATTGGCGATACCCTGCCATGATTATCCATCCCGGAAACAACGACCTGGTCGACCATATGGTTCCTAATGATCCATTGTATATCATTGATGAGCATCGTCAATTGCTACAACCAACCATGGATCGATTTCCTGACGGATATCAGCGTCGTTTGAGACCGTATGTGGTTCAGGAAATGCCAAATCAACCTATTTTAAAAAATATACCCAATGATCAATTTATAGTTTGCGTGGCTTACAATTTTTTTGATTATAAACCACTTGATATAATACGGCAATACCTGACCGAGATATACACCAAACTGCGACCTGGTGGCGTTGTGATCATGACATTCAACGACTGTGATCGCGGATGTGCAGTAGAGTCGGTTGAAGGAAACTTTGCCTGCTATACTCCGGGATATCTAATTCGAAGCCTAGCTGAAGCCATTGGATATCAAAAAGAGTTTGAGTTCAACAATGGTGATCCGTGGACTTGGATTGAATTTCAAAAACCTGGTACGCTATCTACCATACGTGCTGGACAAACAATGGCAAAAATATTACCAAACTAGTTGCAAAATCTAAATAACCCCTGTACAATACAACATAAGGAGAATTACACATGAAAGATCATTTATTAGACTTAGTAGAACACACACATGACCTGGGCGTTATCGACCTGGTCAAAATTACCGGTACTGATACCGAAACACAGATTTTTGGTGTAGCCGAAGATCGCAGTGTAGTGTTGGATGGCAAATTTGCTGGTCCAGTTGCTGATTTTATTGGCCTGTTTGGCATGCCCAATCTCAGCAAACTAAAGGTACTGTTAAACTTGCAGGAATACAAGGAAGGTGCTGACCTTAGTCTTACACGCAAGACCACAGGTGAACCCGACGGTATCGCTTTTAAAAATGCCGCAGGCGACTTTAAAAACAACTACAGATTCATGAGTTCTGAAATTGTTACAGAAAAAGCCAAGGCTGTAAAATTCAAAGGTGTCAACTGGCACATTGAATTTGAACCCACTGTGGCTTCTATCCAGCGGCTCAAGATGCAAGCACAGGCCAATAGCGAAGAAGTAAACTTCCAGGTCAAGACCGAAAACGGCGACTTAAAGTTTTTCTTTGGAGATCACTCAACCCACGCAGGTAACTTTGTGTTCCACCCAGGTGTAACCGGAACACTCAAGCGTTCATGGTCATGGCCAATCAAACAGGTTATCAGTATCTTGGATCTCACAGGCGACAAGACATTCAAGATCAGTGATGACGGTGCGGCACAGATCACTGTGGATTCTGGCGTGGCTGTTTATAACTACATCCTTCCTGCACAGACCAAATAATGACAACAACACAAATCTTAGCAGCAGTAGCAACATGGGCAATCCTGATCGGTGTTAGTTATACTCACATCGGTTGGGATAAAGTTAAAGAATGTTATGGCATGTGGTTTACACGCGAATACTGGACTGACTACAATACAGTAGAGTTTGTAAGCTGGTTGGCCAAAGCTATCATTATTATTCCAGGATTGATCTTTGGTATTAGTCTTTGGTGGTTGTATTTCTTAACTTTGGCAACCAGCCTTACACTTATTTGGGCCAGTAACAAAAAGTTCTTACCTACCCTGGTTGGATTTAATACCATGTGGGTTTGGTTGAGTCTAATGGTATTAGCACAACATTTAGTCAAATGACCCAAGACAACTTAACAGCCAAGCAAAACGATTACGCTGTGTTCTTGCCGGCTATCAGTGGCTTCTATGCCACTTACATAGGCAAACAGCGTGATCCTGTGAATGGTCCTTATGTAGATCCGGCACGTATGCCTGCAGGTATACAAGACATGGAGCAGATGAACTGGCTCAACAGTAGTAAAGGCCTATTTCCGTACAAGTGGAGCCTGTATTCAGGTGGACATGCCAACTTAGATTTAACCAAGCAGGACTGGTCAGAGGACATGGTTCGCAATCGTGAACCTGGTACACTCATGTTAGGTGACTCGGGTGGGTTCCAGATTGCCAAGGGCTTGTGGGAAGGTGATTGGAAAGCCGGCTCAGGTTGCAAAAAAGCCGAGACCAAACGCAAGGCTGTACTGACCTGGTTAGACAATGTCAGTAACTATTGTATGACTTTGGATATTCCGACCTGGGTGATACATGATCAAAAAGCTTCAGATGCTTGTCAAATCAAAACCCTGCAACAGGCCATTGATGCTACCAAGTACAACAACGAATACTTTATGGCCAACCGTAAGGGCAAGGCCAATGGTGGCACCAAGATCTTGAATGTGTTACAGGGCGACAATCATAAAAATGCCGACGATTGGTATGAGATCATGAAAGAATATTGCGATCCTGTCAAGTACCCCACCACACACTTTGATGGTTGGGCTATGGGTGGTCAGAACATGTGTGATGTTGAGCTAATTCTAAAAAGATTGGTTGCATTGAAATTTGATGGTTTACTACAGGAAGGTGTGCATGATTGGATGCATTTCCTAGGCACCAGTAAATTAGAGTGGGCAGTCCTACTCACAGACATTCAACGTGCTGTCCGTAAACATATTAATCCAGCATTTACTATCAGCTTTGATTGTGCTAGTCCGTTCCTGGCCACTGCTAACGGACAGGTGTATCATCATATAGATCTTCCACCCGAGGGCAAATGGTGTTATAGAATGAGCCCTATTGTGGACGACAAAAAATATGCTAACGATACTCGTCCATATAGAGATGCAGTTTTACAAGACGGTTTGCTAGATACCAAAAAAGATGGAAAAATTATTCCTGGACATTTTGACGAAAGTCCAATCAGTAAACATTTGTTGATGAAGGACATCTGCATTTACAAGGCAGGAGTTCCAAAAGCTAGTGTCGTGATCACTGAAGATAATTTCCAAGATCCAACACTGTATGATGTATTGCCTGATGTAAACAAAAACGGCAAATGGGGCAAGACATCATGGGACAGTTTTAGCTATGCGTTGCTAATGGGTCATAATGTTTGGATGCACATCGAAGCGGTACAACGTGCCAACAGAGGATACGATTCAGGCAAGTATCCTTACATGATGCGACACGATATCCCCAGTGGTGACGGTGAATTTTTCTCTGATATCATAGACCGTATTTTTTCTGCTCCGGATAGAGCCAGCGCATTGGCCATCATTGAAGATCCCAAGTACAGTAGCACCAATGGATATTGGAACCAAATCATTGGCACACGCGGATTCAAAGGCAAAAAAACCACCAGTGGTAGACCCATGTTTAATCTCCTGTTTGAAGAAGTAGAAACATCTGATAACGAAGACGAAGTAGAATTCGATCAATCAAAACTAGACGCATTGGAGGCGGCATGAACAAGTTTAAATTAGGCGACACCGTGAAAAAAGTTTCAGGATCCCAATGGCACGGAACTGTAGTTGGTACTTACTCGACCGAATTGACTCCAGAAGGTTATGCTGTGGAAAGTTCTACCGAACGAGGTTCCGTGCAAATTTATCCTGCAAAGGCACTAGAATTTTGGGAGGCGGTATGACTTGGGAAAACCGTATTCGACATTTAGAGCAAGCACATCAGGCCCTGGACAAGCGTATCGACGGGTTAGAGTCAACTGGAGTATTTGATGATGTCGAACTGACTGATTTGAAGAAACAACGGTTGCAATTAAAGACACAAATTGTTAAACTTAAACAAGATCACATTCCATCAATCCATTACAACACTGAACAAAATGATTAGAGCAGGACATGAAGAAGTAAGTTTCTTTACTGGAACCGAAGTAGAGCATACTGTTGCGTTTGGAAAACCTACCCTGTTTGTGGTAGGCTTACAAGACAGCCAGATTGTTCAACAAGAAGCCAAGAACAACGATTGCGAACATATCTACTTTGGTGCCAACCAAAGTTTTCCTGCATTGGATAAGAACGACGCTGATGCTTGGCGTGATTGGGAAGTCATGATACAGGACTGTTTAGAAGCTGGATGGCTATGCACACTTGATCTAGATCACGCACAAGCCGAAGGTCTATTGGAAAGTGGTCTGGTAGAGTTTCATAATTTTGTTCCAATGATTAGTGTCAAACTTCCTTATATCAAACAGTTTGGATATCATGCTACTCTTAAAATTGATGATCGAGACTTTGCCGCAACAAATCCAGGAGTGTGGTGTCATAGCCTACACGACTTACAAAATCGATCAGTATTTACTGACTGGTCTAAATACACAAAAGATGAAATAATCAAATGAAAAATACTGCCATAAACAAAGTTTTTAAACTGGCGCAACAACTGATTGGAAAACAGTTGCCCACAAATCAAGGCGGACATGCTGGACGTGCTGCCGAAGACCTAGTTGAACAACTACTAGGTATCACTTTAAATAGAGGTAAAGGTCTTGATGTTAAAATCTGGGGTTGGGAAATCAAAACTAGAAAACGTTCAGCTACCAGTCCTCAAACAGTTTGCACTATCAGCATTAGCGATGTCAGTATATTGCCATACAAGCTAAGTCCAGTGTACGAAAAATTTAAGCAACAGTTAAGAATTTATACCAATGAGCTAGATATAATTGACGAAGCTATACTGGTTGATTTTGATCAACCACACATTCAAAAACTGATCCAAGAAGCTTACGAACATGGTCAGAAACAAATTATCAAAAACCCTGATATTGGATACACCGAGTGTGTGAACAAATGGGGCTACTTTGAACAATGTCATTTACCTAATTCTGACGCATACTCTTTTAGAATTAGCGGATCTGATATGGACAAGTTAGAAGACATGGCACAATCTACCTACAATGAGTTGTTTGAGGAGATGGAATTATGAGAAACTGGCTAAGACAACGACTACTACATTTTTTAATAGATGCCGAAGATAGTAGACCCAGTAGGATAGGTCGCGGAAACATTAGTGTTTCTCTGATGAATGACGAACTGTGTGATGACAGTCCCGGTGGTATCGATCTTCCGGATCCTATTAACTTCAAGGTACAAGCAGTAAGTGGCGGAACAGTAGTAGAGTCTAGATGGTATGACCACAAGAAGGACGAAAATCGTGTCAAACTGCACATCATCACCCAAGATGAAAACTTGTCAGAAGCTATTGGAAAAATTGTAACCATGGAACTACTACAAAAATGATACAAGAACAACGTGAAACAGTTGAACGCATCAAAGCGGCCGCACAACGACAGATCTGGGTCACATTCCAGAAGGAAGGTATCCATTGCTACCCAGCAGCCGCAACAGACCCAAAGTTAAATACAGCAGGAGAATATGATGTATCGTTCCTTGCTAATCCTCATCGCCATATATTTCATTTCCGGGTGTCAATCGATGTGTTCCACAACGACAGAGACATTGAGTTCATTCAGTTCAAACGATGGCTCGAAGCGTTGTATAACGGTACGAATACCGTTTTAGCCTTGGACTGGAAAAGTTGCGAGATGATCGCAGATGACCTATATATACAGATAGCTGATCGCTATCCAGGCCGTAATGTAGTAATTGAAGTGTCCGAAGACGGCGAGAACGGATGCTGCATTAAGTATAATCTTACTCGTCCAACCCAATCAATTGTAATTTAAAAGGAAACATCATGGGCAAGCCCCTACCACGTGTAAACCCTAGAGCTCTAGCAGTACAAGAAGAGCTTGGTAAGTTTTTAGAATTTTGTGTCGACTATGGTTACAGATTCCGTGAGGAAGATGTATACAATTTCAAAAGCTATGCTTGGCAACAGTACAACAAGTACAGCCAAGGTAAAAATGCCAAGAACATGTGGGATGAAGATGCTCGCAGATTCTCAGGATATCGTCGCACATGATCCTAGTAAATGGTTGTAGTTTTAGTCAAGGGAAATATTCTTGGCCAAATCAATTACAAACATTTAAACAACATCAAATTGTCAATTTGAGTTGCAGCAGTGCTGGCAATACCTACATTCATGAATCTACAGTGAACGAATTATCTCACAGGTCATATCAGGCAGTATTAATCATGTGGTCAGGACTAACTCGGATTGACACCCAAGTTAGTGATATCGGTAAGTTTGAGAATTCGTGGTATAATAGTAAATTTGCAGCTGAGCACAACGACTGGCCTGAAAAAATAACCACACCAGTGAATGATCAAGAATTTGTAGACAAGAATTGGGTATTTGGTCTAGGTGAACAAAATCGTGACAAGGTTGTTACACAAAGTGGTCTGTTCACCGGGTTATATAAACATATGGAACTAACACAATTTGTGTTTCATTTTTTAATCAAGTTAATCAGTTTGCAAAATACTTTAAAAATTATGAATTTGCCATATTGTTTTATGTTTTATCAGCCATACCAAAAAGTCTTGCAACAGTTTCCAGAATTGTGTAAACTAATTGACTGGAATAACATTTATCTTGAACAAAATATTTTTGAGATGGCCAAAGTAAACAACGACTTTGATTCTACCAATCATCCCGGAACAATGACACATAAACGATGGGCAACTGTTGTAGATCAAATTATTATAAACAAATTATTAAGAGAAGAATATGCGTAAACTATTTTACATGGGCCTGGAGTCTTACGAAGCACGATACACGCTACAACTGACCGAGTGGAATCGTCGTGTGTTTGATCGACGAGGCCTAGATGTAGTTTATGTTCCTGGAACCACTATTGACAACACACAAAGCATCAGTGTAGGACAAGTGTTAGACGCACATGGCCGTAGTTTCTTTAGTATGAGCCAAATGATGAACCTGGTTCAAATGATGCGTAACGGAGAGGTCACCAATGAAGATGTTATCTATTTTGAAGACATGTTTCAACCCGGTATTGAGAGCTTACCTTATATCCTTGATCAAGTTGATCCTGCTCAGCGTCCCCGTATTTTTGTTCGTTGTCTTGCTCAGGCCATTGATCCTGATGACTTTGTTCATGTATGGGGTATGGCTAAGTGGATGGCGACCTATGAAAAAATGGTTAATGAATTTGTAACAGGTGTATTAGCAACCAATGAAGAGATGGTTGCTCATATGCGTATTGCTGGTTGGGAAGCGCCGATCTATAATATCAGTGGTCTGGCATTTGGCAAACAGGAAGTTCTAGAGCGCATAGGCGGTGTCAACAACATTAAACCATTTGATCAACGCAAACGACGTGTGGGCTTTGCTGCTAGGTTTGATCAGGAGAAGCAACCTGACTTTTACATGGACTTGATTGAAATGTATCATGCACAAGGACGTCATAAGGATATTGAGTTTGCAGTATTTCAAGGTGGTCCATTGCGTAGTAATAATACTCGGTATATTGAACGTGCTCGACAGTTAGAGCGTGAAGGTAAACTTCGGATTTATGAGAACTTAAAGAAAAATGATTACTACGATCTACTTAATGATACTAGGGTGTTGTTTAATTGTGCTTTACAAGATTGGGTCAGCAACACAGTGTCAGAAGCTGACACTTTGGGAAGCAATGTTCTTTATCCTGCTTATCGTAGTTTTCCTGAAACTTTTGCTGATGATCCTAATAGGCTCTATGTTCCTTGGTCAATTGACGACGCTTATACCAAATTAGAATTACTACTCGAAGAACCGCATCACAACATAGGCCTGATTAGTGACTGGACCGATGGCACTGTAGATCGCATTGTAGATATCTTGGAAGGCAAGGGCGAGTCTTGGAATCGTGCAGGTAATCGGTATCGTGATCATGTGAGTCAAGCCAAATACCCAGTAAGGAAAATTGAATCTTGAAAGTAATGGTAACCGGAGCCGTAGGATATATCGGCGGCGAAACTGTATTAAAGTTATTGGATGCTGGACACGAAGTATTAGGTGTAGACCGACGTGCGCCTCCTGAGAGTTTGGTAAACTTGCCCAACACCTGGTGGTGTACGCACGACTTTGCCAGTGATCCAGCTTTGGCTACCATAGACATGTTCAAACCTGATGCAATTATACACTGTGCCGGAACCAGCCTGGTAGGGCCAAGCCTGGCTAATCCTGCTGAATACTACGAAAACAATTTTGTCAAGACCAAACGTTTATTGGATTTTTTGATTGCTCAACAACTAACACATATTAGATTTGTTTTTAGTTCAAGTGCTGCTACCTACGGTGATCCTGTTATGACTCCGTGTAACGAAGCTGACCCATGTGATCCTATCAGTCCGTACGGACAGAGCAAGTTGATGACAGACTGGATGTTGCAAAGTTACCAACGTGCTTACGGCCTAGACTATGTGAGTTTTCGATATTTTAATGCCTGTGGTGCTGACAGTCAAGCACGGCACGGTCAAGAACCCGGTGCCACGCACATCATTGCCCGTGTACTAGAAGCAGTCAAAAACGGTCAGGACTTTACCTTGTATGGCACTGACTATCCCACAGAGGATGGCACATGCGTTCGTGACTATATTCATGTAGAGGATCTAGCCGATGCCCATGTTGTTGCAATAGATCGATCTGTTTCTAGCGACATTTATAATCTTGGCACCAATCGTGGTCACAGCAATCTTGAAGTGGTTCGTACTGCGGCGCAGATTACTGGCGTTGATATTCCTGTGTTGCACGGACCCAAGCGCGAAGGTGATCCTGCTGTACTCACTGCCGATGCTGGAAAGTTTATGAGTGCAAGTGTATGGCAACCAAAATTTGGCATGACCGATATAATTAATCATGTATGGACCTGGTATAATCGATGACTCAACCAGCAATGAACAACCTTAAGGCATTGAATTTTGGGGGAGCATCCAGTGTTGTTGATCCCACTATGTTGTCTTCAATGTATGATGTTATTTTTGATCTAGCCAATCAAGGTGAGTTCTTAGACAACTTAGAAATTCAAAATAATTTTTTATCTCGGTATCAAGCATGGATACGGGCCACCAAACTTAACAGCTTATCAGGACTAGATCAATTTCCTATTGCGGCATTTAGTAACGGTACCACCGAGGCTTTTGACAAGTTTTATCTTAAAAATTCTCGTTGCAGATTTAGATGCTTTCGTGGTGAGTACATGTATCATCAAGCGGCCTGGCGTAACTATTTTCCAGGATGGAAACACATTGAAGATGAACCCTTGGCCGCCGGCGATGCTGTAGTGGTCAGCATGCCATTTAGCGACACCGGTGACATTCATACTGAAAGCATGGCTGTGCTTGATCAATGCGATGCCTTGGGCATTCCAGTGTTGATTGACTGTGCATTTTTTGGTATCTGTCAAGGTATTGAATTTGACTTTGATCGTCCTTGCGTCACCGACATTGCATTTAGTCTGAGCAAAAGTTTTCCTGTGGCAAACTTACGCATAGGCATGCGACTTACTCGTACCGATGATGACGATTCCTTGTTGGTACACCACAAAACAAACTACAACAATAGACTGTCCTGTGCTGTAGGATCAATTTTATTAGAAACTTACACAGCCGATTACAATGTCAAAACTTGGAGTGCCGCTCAATTAAAATTTTGCAAGCAACTGGGAGTGACACCAAGCAAGAGTGTGGTGTTTGGTCTAGGCGGCTCTGACTTTGTTAAATATAATCGAGGTGGTACTACCAACCGCTTGTGCTTTGCAAAATATCTGTACAGTGGAATCCTTCCTAGTGATTGACATAGACCTAATAACCAGCAAGTACGATCCAAAAAATTATGCCATAGACTACAGTCACGGTACTCCGGTACCCTGGCTTGCGTTTGATGACTTTTTACCAGAAGATTTGTTACACGGCATACAGGAAGAAATAGAAACTATACCAGCACATGTTTGGAGTAAGTTTACCAGGAATGGTTCGTTCATGCGTGAGTGCAACAATCTTAAATTTTCCCCGCGTATTAGAGATCTGGTGTTAAATCTAAACAGCCGTGAATTTTTAAACTGGTTGGAAAACATTACTGGACTTAAAAAACTGATTCCAGATCCACATTTGATTGGTGCTGGACTTATGCGTTGTGGTCCTGGAGACAGTTTAAAACTGCACACAGACTTTAACTGGAATGAACAGCTGGGACTCAACAGATGCCTTAGCATGATCCTATACATAGGCAAGACTTGGGAATCTGATTGGGGTGGTGGTTTGGAATTTTGGGACTTTGAAAGAAAAAATCGCCTACATACCATTGAACCTCGCCCTAATCGATTGTTGATTTGGAACTACAACGAACAGTTGGTACACGGGCATCCTAAACCAATTGCTTGCCCTGAAAATATAAGCCGTGATGGCCTACGTTTATTTTATTTCAACAGCAATGCCACTCCAGCTAGTCCGCCGCATCGTAGCTTGTATTGGTTTGATGACGAGGTAGGTCCTTATGATCGCAAGGAGAATCGTTGATGCAATATGATATCATACACGATCATGGGTTACCTTTATGCTTCATAGGCAACACATTTCACAACCATACTTTATACAACTATTTTAAAGAACTTAGACCATGTGAGCATCTAAGTTTAGAAGATGTTGCAACAAAAAGTCAAGCATGGATAGATAGCCACCAGTTCATGGGCGTTGTAACCAGCGTGCCTTTTAAAAAACAAATTGCCGATACCTTGTCCAATTGCAACATCAAATGGTTCAGTGCGGTAACTGCCAACTCACATGTTGGACACAATGTCAAGATTGGTTACAATACCTTTGTTAACAACTTCAATGTGGTGTATGACGATGTTGTGATTGGAGACCACTGTACCTTAGCCAATCACTTGGCCATAAGCCACTGTGTAACTATTGGCAACTTTTGTCACATCAGTCCATTTTCCTATCTGTGTTTTACCACCTTAGGCACAGGAGTATGCATTGGCATTCGCGGAACATTTCCAGGCAAGCCCGACAATAGACTGACCATAGCCGATTGGTCCAACTTCATGCTAGATAGTACTGTTACTGAATCAATTGATACGTCCGGAACTTATGCTGGCAAGCGCAAACAGTCAGATGATACCAGTCTTACGCTTAAAATCTTCTAAACGTATTGACTTCAACCTAAATAACCTTTACAATAGCAACAAGACTGGTCATCCACGACCATAACTCGGAGAAAATGTAATGAAATATGTATCACCAGAAGAACAAAAAATAGAAAATCTTAGATCAAGCACCTTGGTAGAAGAAGCACCGTATCATCCCGGATACGAAGATGCCGCAATGAACATGAGTGATAAAGGCTACGAAGAAGCAAATCTTGCTGATGCTATTCGCTTTAACATGAAACGTGATAAAAAACGTTTTTGGGCTGGCGATAACATTAGTGAATATGTAGTTGGTCACAGAGATGAACTAATTGCAGGCGCAACAGAGGCTTTTGAAAAAGTTTTAGATGCGTTACTAATCGATCGTGAAAACGATCCTAACAGTCGAGGCACAGCACATCGCTTGGCCAAGATGTATTTTAACGAAATTATGGGAGGTCGATATGATCCAGCACCAGATGCAACAGCTTTTCCAAATGATTCAGCAGATAGATATGAAGGTATGCTTGTTGTTCGTAGCGAACTGCGTTCTATGTGCAGTCATCATCATCAGCCTGTGTCTGGTGTTGCTTACATCGGAATCATCGCCGCAAATAAACTTATTGGCCTGTCTAAATATACTAGGATCGCTCAGTGGTGTAGTCGTCGTGGCACACTTCAAGAAGAACTATGTAAC